GTTCATCAAAAAATGATGGCTACGGCATACATATTGTTAGTAAAGAAGCTATTGTGGCTGCACTCAGCGGCATTATAAAAGAAGAAACAGACAAAATAAAAAGTGAGGTTAAATCTAATGGATAGAATTATTGAGTCATTAAAAAAACTCTTACCAAAAGACCAGGTAAATGAAGTTGCTTCTGCTGTTGAGGAATCTTTGAAATCGTCTCAAGGTGAAGTTAAAGAGGAACTTGAAAAAGAATACAACGAAAAGTTGGAAGGAGCTTATTCTGAGCTTTCAACCGAACTTTCCGCAGCAGAACAAACAGCAGAACAAGGTTACGAAGAAGCATATGGGGTCATTACTGATCTTAGCGCACGTCTTAACACTCAAAAGAGTGAATTTGATGTCGCTTTAGAAGAAGGTTACGAAGAAGCCTACCAGATGCTAATCGTTGAACGTAATAAAAATGAAGGCATCGAAGTCGAGATGTACGAAGAGTACGATAAAAAGCTCGCTGAGATGAAAGGATATATCGTTGACAAGGTTGACGAATTTCTACAGCACAAAGGTTCTGAAATTTATGAACAAGCCAAACAGGACATTCTTAATGATCCCCGTATGGCCGAACATAAAGTGGCCTTTGATAAAGTTGTTGACATTACAGCCGATTATCTCTCCGACGAAGACTATACCAATAACACTAGTGCCAAACTAGATGAAGTTGGCAAAGAAGTCGATGAGCTTAAAGGCGCATTGAAGGTTCTTGAAGCTAGAAACATTAGACTTTCTACAGAGAACAACAAACTTAACGAAGCTGTCCATGAAACCCAACAGATGCTTGTTGAACAACAAGAATATGCTGAGTACGCCAAGGAAGCGGTAGTTATTGCAGAACAGAAAGAAAGAGAATCGAAAGCAGAAGAAGTCGAAGGAAAAGGACAATCTGTTGTGGAAGAAAAAGTTAAAGTCATTGCTGAATTCAATGAAAACAACGAAGACGCCACAGAAGATACGAATGATACCGTGTCCGCAGACGAAGGTTTGGATGACCTTCTAACTCTCGCAGGCATTAAAAAATAAAACCATTAAAAATTAAGAGGTTAAAAAATGAATATTAACTCCAGATTGCTCAACGAAGCAAAAGAACTTGAGGGTCGTTGGAAGCAGACGGGTTTGCTAGACGGTATCGAAGACAAAAGTATTCGACAAACTACAGCCGTTCTACTTGAAAACCAGAGACTGGTCAACGAAGTCTCAACCGATACGGGCGACGTAGCCCAATTTAAGAGAATTAGCATTCCGCTAGTTCGTCGTATTTACCCACAGTTGATCGCTAACAAGATCGTTTCCGTGCAGCCATTGCTCGGCCCAACTGGACTCGTATACTACTTACGTTTCCGTTATGCCTCGAACAAGGGCAGCATGCTCGGTTCTGATCTTCAAGGTGCTTACAGCACAGCTAACGATGCTGGATCAATGCAGCAGCTAGCCGATGGTACTGCGAACCTTTCGAACTTCTACTCCTCACAGGTTGTAGATGGCGAACTGTTTGGCGGCGGTGCCAACAATGGAGCAACCGAAGCTATTACTTTGCTACACACTCCAGTTATTGCTGGTACGGTTGTGCTTACCATTAAAAACGCCTCTGCCGTCACCATTCAAACCTCGACACTCGACGCCGCTGGCGGAGTTTGGACGAGCACGGTGGTTAGTGGTTCTCAGGTGCTGATTGACGACATGTCAACGAATGGTGTGGACTTGGACCATGCCGCTGGCACGATGACTTTGGACTTCACTGGCAACGTTTGTGCTGCTTCTGATACTTTCCATTTTACTTACGAGTACAACATGGACGGCAATACGGATCTTCCCGAAGTCAACTTGGCTATCGAAAGTGAAGAGATTGCTGCTAAGACCCGTAAGCTGAAGGCTGTTTGGTCCTATGAAGCACAGCAAGATCTCCGCTCACAGCATAACTTAGATGCTGAAGCTGAACTGACTGCTGTTCTTGCACAGGAAATCAACCTTGAAATCGACCGTGAGATCATCAACGACCTCATTACTTCCGCTGGAACCACTTCTAC